GTACCGAATCCATGCGTGATCATGACCTAGCTTAGCGATGCCGGCAACGTCTCCAATAGTAAGCCCGGTTGCGTTTTGCGACATGGCAAACTGATAGCCCACGGATGCTTCGGCGTCGGTACCGTCGCTCCCACGAGCACCCAGAAACAACACCTCGCCGGCAGCAAAATTCAGGAACGCAGTGTTGTTGACTGTGCCTGTGATGCTGCTCAAAAACTTAGCTTGCGATAGCGTGATTTCACCCTCGGCGTGTTTGTACTGGACGTTAATTTTCATCATTGGGATGACAACATCGGTGCCGATCACTTGGTCGCCATCTACCCCGATAGTGCCGCCCATGTCGGGTGCTGCATTCGCCGGGAACCTCGCTCGCTCTTGTTTGGCGTGCGTGATATGCACGGTGCCCCCGGTTGTGTCAAAATCCCAAGTCCATTGACCGGTCTCGTTTTGCCTGGTGCCGTAGGGAATGTCGACGTCAAAATGGTTGTAGGCCACCTGCGTAAGTTTGACGTCCTGTCGGTAGAGCATACCCCATTCTGTGCTCTCTCTAGCGTTGCTTTCGAAGATCGCCTTGGCCGTAACGTCCAATGCGCTCGTGCTACCGATCGCCTTGTAGTGCAGCGTGGCCGTTGGCGGACTCGCTGACCAATCGATAAAATTCGGCTTGGGGAAGAAGTGAATAGCCATTGATTACAATACGGGTATGCCCGCTCCTTCTGCTACCGCTTGGACCACTTGTTTTGCGGATTCTTTCGCGATCTCGTTGGCTTTTTCGTTGACTCCAACAAGTTTGTTCACGTCTTTCGCCATACTGTTTTGCCCGGTGCGACCGATCGACATAAGCGCCGCGGCACTGCTCGTGACAACCGAAGACTTGCCGACTGATGACGCTCTGGCACCGCTTCCCGCTTCGCTACCGGCCTTGCTTTCCTCCTTTGATTTCTCTTCGTCTGCCTGCTTCTTGTCTTCTAATCCAGCTTTCATAAAGTCCAGTTCTTCACGCAGATTTGCAATGTTTGCCTGCGCTGCGGCTTTCCTGGTCGCCGCAGCCGTCTTGATATTATCGACGACTGTTTCATCATCGCTTGCCGTTTGGATGCTCGCTTCGGGTGCGCTGTATTCAATGCCTGAATCACTGGAGGGGTTCATTCCCGCAGCTTTCATGTCCGAATTTAGCTTCTGTTGCCTCTTCACCTCCTTGGCAAAATCAACACCGCTGATCTGGAATAGTATTTCGTTAACGACTCCACCCTCAGCCGCGAATGACAGTAGCGTATCACGCAACCCGTCAACAGTGCTTTTCCACGTATCGCCGATAAAGGCATTAACGTCAGTCCAGATCGATCCTATCGCCGTCGCAAATGACTCCCAAACGGTAGCCATGCCAACGATAACTGTTTCCCAAGCACCGCTCAAATCTCCGCTTAGTATTTGCCCCACGAGCGCAGACACGATCTCTCCGCCGACATCGCCGAACAGCCCAAACAATCCCTCCACACCCTCTGCAAAAGCAAGTTGCAATCCCAACATTGCGATCTGTCCAGCCGCTGCAATGTCACCGGCTGCTAATGCATCTAGGATCAGGCCAAATGTCTGTGAAAATACCGCACCAATCTTGCCGAACGCAGATTGTAATCCGTTTGCGATATTATCGAATGCCCCCATCCTTGCGAGCACTACTGCGGATAGTGCAATCAGGATGCCGGGCAGAGTAAGCAACGCCGAGCCCAATCCCAATATGACGCTAATGACTCCTCCAATAATGGCCGTGCCGAAAGTGATCACGCCAATCAGTCCGCCAATTACAATCGAGGCAAATGCGGCAACCAATCCGACAGTCATTAACGCTCCGCCAAACACACCGATAGCAAGAGCGATTTTGCCATACGTCACAACCGCTTGTTGGTTTTGACTAATACTCTCCGTGATTGCACCGAATAGCCCTGTGATTGCTTTCACTGTCCTCTCTAGTGGTTTGGAGATTGCTTCACCGATTGCAAGCCGAACACCTTCAGCAGCAGAAATGATGATCCTGAACGCACCACCCAGGCCGCCATCCATTTCCTTTGCTGTTTTCGCTGCCACACCTTGAGCGTTTTCGAGCGTTGTGGTAAGTGCCCTGGTCTCTGTCACTGCACCTCCAATAGACAACGCACCAGAGATCCCGAGCAATCCGAAAGCTTCGTTTAGTTTTTCGATGCGTGAGTTTTGATCGAGTCCGTTTGTTGCGATCGCAATCTGCTCAAGCATGTCAACGAGTGGCAATCCTGCACCCGCTGAATTTCGTAGGCTTACCTCAAAAATGCCCTCAAGTTTTCCAAGTTCTGCGGCAGAAATAACCGACAACCTTTTTAGGCTTGTGCCCGCCATGCTCCCTTGTATGCCAACGTTGCCGAGTGATCCGACAATCGCAACCGTCTCCTCAAGTGACATTCCCATGTCGCTTGCTGTTTTGCCCGCGTAGCTAAGCGATTCTCCGAGCGACGTCACCGTCATAAACGAGGAGTTCGCTCCCGCAGCTAGGACGTCAGCCACTCTACCGGCATCTGCTGCCCCGAGGCTGAATTGACGCAAGGTCGAGGACATGATACCAGCAGAAAGTGTAGCATCGGTGCCCGTCGCTCTGGCAAGATTCAGCACGCTCAGGGTCATCGCGTCAATTTCGTCGGTCTTAAATCCAGCACGACCAAGCTCGGCCATCAAACCTCCGATCTCGATTGCTGTAAAGCTAGTTGTGCGCCCAAGCAATTTCGCAGTCTCGGTCAACTTTGATAGCTCGTCGTCGTTCGCTTGTGTCACGCCTTTGACGGCTCGCATAGCATCATCGAAATCGGCAAAAGTCTTCGCTGACAATACCAACGGCGCAAGCATACCAGCAGCCACGGCAACCGCTGCACGGCCAGTCGCTTGCATACTGCTACCGAACTCACTAAGTCGTTGTTTGGCAGAACGCAATCCTTTGATCAACGCATTTTGCTTGACGTACAAAGACACGTAGGAACGACCGGCCATGACATCAGCGCGTGACATTATCCAAACCTCGGTTTAAGTGCATCAGGATTGTCTTTTCGCATGGTCTTAACCTGATCATCAACGGATTGCCTTTGCTCTGCGGTCATCGTGACTTCCTCGCCAATTCCGTGGTCGGTGATCTCTCCATGGACAATAAATTTCAACAGGTCGATCTGCGATAGTCCCCAAACCAATTGCGACAACTCAAGGGATTGCTGTCGACTCGCCCTGGACTTGCCCTCTGCCATCAAGCAGAGTCGACGCAATGACATCCCGACCGGCCATAGACCGAGCAGGCCAGCGTAGTGCCAGGATGCTGTTAGTGCGTCAACGCCGTCGATCACAGTTACGATCCTTTTTCCAAAGTATTCGACGTGGCAGGTCGAGAGGTCGATTTCATCAACTCGGCAATTGCTCTGTCGATCTCGCATTTTGCCAATGATGAGAGCCTCGTCTTCGTTTCGGGGTTCTGGATAGTCGACAGCATCTCGGCCGACGCTATCTGGTCCGTCACTGCTGCCATTTCCTCCCCTGCGGTCAAAACCTCTCGCACGTGAGAAGCTCGACCAGAGGGGAAAAAATCAATGATAGATTCCCCCACGGCAGCAAGCATTTCGTCAGGCGGGAACTTTAGTCCCTTGACGAAATCCTTACGTGACATCTGCATTTCTTCCCGCTCGTCACGGCATAAGACACACACGACAGCTACAAGCATCATGGTGTCATTCCGCAACTTCGTCAGTGGATCGCTCTCCAGTTTCGTTAGCTCGATTGCGTGGTCCTCGTTTACTTCTTCTACGAGGATTGGATCGAGAATGATCGTCCACTCCTTGCCTGTTTTGTCCTTGAATTTCGACACGGGAACTGCCTTCTTTCTGTGGTGGTGGTGGATATTTTGACGCTACGTGCTTGCCTGATTTGGTCAGTTGTCGTTTTGCATCGACAAGGTTTTGCGATGCGAATTTCGCTAGGATGGCGTCATGCCTTTCCTTCACCGGTTTCGCGACATCGTGACCAGCAAGTAATTGAAATACTCGCTTTTCGTCGGATTTGAATCTCAATGTACAATCTCCGGTGCATCGGGGGGTTTATGGTGATGCGTCGACAACGCCCACAATTTTGAATTGGTACGTTTCGGTTGCGGAAGTGCCGGCAGTGCTGACCTTGATGTTCGTGATCGGATTACCCGTAAACGGGTTACTGTCTCCACCCGTGATGTCGTAGACCTTTGGCACGTTTGCGACCAAGTCGACCTCCGCAATCTCTGCGTTGCTGACATCACGTAATTGGACGTGTCCGGCATCACGAAGTGACTTTGTGGTGGTCTCCAGGATCATCACAATCAGTGCCACGTTGTCACCGTCAATCGCAACGTTGGCCGAGAACTGCGGCACTACCACAACAGCCGTATCGGCCGATGGTAAGTCGTCGCCCGTACCCGAATCGATAGGAACCGTAGTCGTTGACACGGTGCCTACTGTTGCGCCGTAATGCACACCGGCAGCCCAGTAGACATCGACAACGTTTCCGTTCGAAATCGTGTGCGAACCGGACCCCATTGTGATCGTTCCCGTGTCGGCATCGGTTCGGGTTGTGAGCACGCCAGCCTGAGCGAACGGAAGAGTTTCCTCTAGCCCAATACCGCCTGAGCCGCTCCGGCTGATTGCTGGTGAATTGATCGAAACGCTACCACCGCTGATAGTCGTCTTGTGCCTAAGTTCAATACTCATTTTGGGTTACCTGTAAGGTTTGTTTTTGGATGTCAACGCAGCGTCTCTTATGTGTTGAGCAACGGTTCGCGATCGCTTGCCGAAAGTTTTTCGACAGTGATGTCCATCGTCTGCGCACCTTGCAACGGCGTGCCACGTTTGGTACTGATCACGCAATCGGCATCGAGTCCCGAAGATCCCGTGAAGGGGATGAATCGCAACGCAATAGGCAAACCGACAACGGCTGCGGCTTGAAATGCTGCTAACGATGCGTCGTCATCAGCAACGACCATATTGAACGTCAATGCGGCAGTGATCATGGTTGCCTCACCGGTATCAATCGGCACCAGCGTTCCGTCACCAGCCGATGTAGTTGACCCAGTTTCAACGCCAATATCAAACGTAGCATCAATTCGTGACGTCACCAGTGTGGTCGCTGTGGTACCCTTGTCACCTCGGTACAACAGTCCCTCGTAACCCATTTTCTTACCCATCTTGTATCCTTTTTTTGTGTGGAATTGTTAGTCTTGATTCGTACTACTGTCCTACGCTTCCTTGCCAATCTTTTGCGAATCGTGGTAGAGCATCCATCAATGCCGGCTCCATAAATGATCGGATTGCGAAACTATCGCCTTCGTATTCCTTTCCAAATTCGTGAGCCTCACCCGATTCGCCAACAAAACTAAATCGAGGCCCAATCACTGCCTCGTCTTTTTGCACGTTGGTGAAAATGGCACCTCGAAGATTCTTTCCGCCTCTGGCACGTGTCTTGGGAGGTGTTCCTGGGGCACTTGCATTGGGGCTTTTCTTGATCGACGCCTTCGCCGATTTGCTTATACTAAATGCCGCGTGTCGTATGTTTTCGAATTTTGCTTTGTCAACCGCTTTGACAACCTTTTGGATGTCAATCCCGCCTTCTAACGCAATAAATTCCGCACCGATAAACTGACCGCCTACCGTTTCGCCGCCTTTCTTTGCACGTCTTGTCATATCGCTCTCGATACGTTGAATGTGATTCTGACTACGCCTTCAAAGAGTCCTGCCCGTAGCTTTTTTTGATTGACCCAAGACAAAACCATTGACTCATCCCACGTCGCATCCAGTGTGGTCGATCTCAACACGTCGGTGTTTCTTCGTGACACAAATAGCTCGTGGATCTCTTCGAGCAAACTCACGTAAGGATCAACCGCGCTCACATTCATTCGTCCAGTAACTGTGTCGCGTGCGTCGTCTTCGAATCGCTTCCGAACTGCGATATCAACCGCAGGTCTGTAAAGCATTGTCGTGGCCGAATCGAGTTCCATCATCGCATCGTCACGAGACGTTTGGTGAGAAACATAAACGACGTCCACTTGCATATCGTTAAGGTCAGAAAACTTTTCGTCCCAGTCTGCGTAGGATCGCCGAGCAGTGAAAGCACCAATCGCAAACGTATATGCGTTGATGTCGTCGGTCACTGCCTGAGCGATTTGTATTGATACAGATGACATAATTCAGGACACCAACTTTGTATGAACTTGCCAGTCGTGATCGCCGACTTTTAGGGTTACCGCTGGTGGTCCGCCTTCACTCGGGAAGATCTGGAAAACCTTAGTTCCTTCTTTGATTTTGTCACCAACTCTGGGTTGAATTGCCGATCCACCTATCACCAGCGAGGTCGCCGGAAGCAGGAAAACCCGCGTCGTGATATCCATTTCTAAAGCAAGGTCTCGGGCTGTTTCACCGCTGCGTCTGGCAGTAAATGATGTCGTCTCACGAGCGCCACGAACGTACACAACCGAGACTCCCATTTGCGATTCGTGCAATGGGATTCCGGACGTGGCGAACATGGACTCGTGAACCGAACTCATTTGTTTTTCCTTCTACTGGCTTTCTTTTTCCGCGTAGGTTGGGCATCAGGAAGATGCAGGGATTCCACGCCGAGAGCATTAGGACCGGTTCCCGTAATTGTCTCCAGTGAGGAAGCAACCGAAGACAATTCAGCCTTAGACTCGTCGACGGGAATCCCTGCTTGATCCGGTGTGGCAGCCACCATTGATTCGCCAGACGATGCCTTAAGCAAGGCGTCTAGTTTGTCTTGAGCCTGTCGCACAATCCGCGTTGACTCATTGAGGTCTTTAGTCTCTTTGAGTTGTCGACGTGCCGAATCGATTTCCGAATTACTCATGGGATTAAGCAACCACCGCAGTCAGCAAGTGACCCGCCTCGGGGTGGAGGATCTTGATGCCACGTTTGTT